GGGGCAGGGCGACGCTCCGCTCAAGCGACCCTGCTCCCCTACTGAGAGCTCAAGCGGATGAGGGCTTGCTTGGCTCTCCAGGTGGAGTGGTGGGGACCACTCCGGATGCAGCAGGCGACGGCGCTTGCGGCGCCGCTGGGGGCACCTGCTGCGGAGCTGGCGGGCGGGACTGTAACGCTAGCATATGCTCGAGCGCGGGATCCGGTTCGAAGTCGTTTTCCCAAGGGGAGTGAGGTTCCATATCCTCGCCAACATCGAAGTCGTTGGCCTCGGCTTCAGTTTCCGCGCCCGCCATGTGAGCTTCAATAGACGCGAGACGAATTTGCTCGCGTATCTGTTCTGCAATAGTCTTCTGTTTGCGATAGCCAATAGGAGGCTGAACCGGCGTTGGGTTGGGCATCTCGTGCCCGTTCTCGTCCAGATACAGTGACTGGACGGACTGCTCTAAGCGTTGCTCTTCTTTCACGGAAAATCTCCAGTATTAAGGGCAGTCGTCAGTAGATGTACGACTTACCAGTTGCCGCAACCATGCGGCGAGCTTGTATAGAGTGTTTAATGTTACAGTAAAGCCCGTCAGTATCCGTACTAGCAAACACGCGCTTGGTTGGTACCGACGATACAAACGAAGCGTTAAGCGCAGGCTCGGAAGCAAAAATGCGGGACATGTGCCAATGATCCAGCGTAGTCGTGCGAAATTCGCCAGAGATAAGCGACTCGGAACGGCGGTACTCATCGTAACGATCCTGATAGCCGAAGATACCGTCAGGTGACGCAGCCCCGGCGTAGACTTCTTTGCGAGCGACTTCTTGCTGGCCAATATGCTGTAATTCCTGTTGCCAGAAGTCCTCTTTATTTCGACGGTTCCAGTGCTTGAAAAGTCCTTGGCCGTAAATTGTTTTTGGCCGCACCGTCATGAAGGAGTGGACGTACCCGTGTTCCTCGAAAAACTTACGGTACCGGTTAGATCGCATTCCAGCAATCCCATGGCCATACATGGATGCGACAGGACCATCACTACCCTCGGCCGTTTGGAGAACCTCAGAGAACTGAATAGTTTCGCGGCCGCCTCCGAGATATTCAGGACGCTGTAAGCGAGCATCGGAGGACCGGACTCCGAGATAACGTAAATACTCAGTGTACCGAGAGCCATAGCGAGCACGAGCCTCTTGATAGCGTTGAAGCGCCATCGCTTCACGTAGCGCATTGATAGTAATAGCCGATGCGTTGCTAAGGTCGGCAAAAATTTGGGGTCGATTACTGGCAGCAGCCGCAGCAGCCGCAGACTGAGCCTTGATCATAAGCTCAGGCGCGTCAGATACGTTCCATCCCACGTAAGGGTTGATAGTGGCGGTCCCGGAAGGACCATCGATATAGTTCTGTGCCTCAGAAACGGCCACCTGACCAGAACGTATGGCAATACCAGTAACGGGCGCAGTAGTGCCAATCGGGATTGTAATAGACGCGCCCTTCTGTTCCCAAGGACGAGACGAGGTGAAGTAGTCCTTCTCCCAGTCAGCATTTTGAAGAGCGGTATTCGTAGTGGTATCCGGCCCGGATGTCTCATCGATAACTAATTCGGTTTGTAAGTCCTGATCTCGATAGAATTCGTTCCAGATTTTAGCGTAGCCCCTAAATGGAAGGGCGGAAACGACAATATTATTAACCCCTGTAGGCACAGACAGATAATCAGCAAGAGAACCGACAGCAGCGCCGGTGCCTCCGCCAATCGTAATAGTCGGAAATACAGATGCGTTAAGACCATCGGGACCACCAGTAATAAAATCCTCGAAGTCTTCCCATACGAGACGGTGAGGCACAAACCAATGGTGAATAGCCACCCGAACAGGATGCATAACTGGCGCAAGTAATGGAGCGCAACGTAAAAGCATGTTAGTAGCGTGTTGAACAGTGTCACCTGGAAGAACCTCCGTAAGGCCAATGGGGATAAGCTCACCCATGTCAGCAGTAAGCAGCTTGGTATAGCTGAGATTAAACTTGTTACGCTTCATAGCTTTTCTCGCTTGCGTGCCCGGCTTTCCTTGCCGAGAAGTTGAATATACTTACCTTCGTTTATTTCCAGTATGAGGGACCGGAACGTCTCCGAATAAGTCCCTTTCGGCGCAAGTACGCGCGCAGCTTCCTGCAAAGGGAGCATGGCTTCTTTCTGCGCTTGGATCGTAGATAGAGGCGCATCTGGCGGCCTTCCGATATGCTTGCGTAACTCGCGGGTTAAGTACCTCCCGAGAGGTCTTGCAGACCGGCCATGGGCCAAAGAGGTGGGAACATCGCTCAGGGTAGAATCTAAATTGTACTCGAGGAGAACGGATGCAGCCTCCGGCATAAATCCAGCACCAATCCCAGGCTTCAGACTCATCCTCGCAAACTCCGGATGTCTCCCGTTGCACCGAGGGTCCTCCTTAGAAGTCATTTTTTTGGTGACGTAGCCACTAATATACGCTGCGCTAGCATCCTCCAACTGCCCCGAATAAACGTGGCCTTTACCCCATACGTCGCGGACGCTGTCGCAAATATCGCAGCAATTTCCTCGTCTGTCTTTGCGAGTAAGTCCCCGATAACACGCGGGGAAAGAAAAGAGTGCAAGATGGTAGTGGGGTCGTTCGGTTTGAGTTCCATATTCTCCGACATAAAAGTACCTCAGTTTGCTTGGGTAATACCACATCCTAAGGCGCTTTATAAAGTCTGTCAAATCCTTTGTGTTTAGAGTGGGTAAACCGCCCTCAGTTTTAGGAAGATTATCATCGTCGTAAGTGAGGGTCCAAAAGCTGTTTGTAGAATGCTGAGTGCACTCCAGCATAATACGGTGGGTCCACACACGGCGGCGATTGATCCGACAAGGCATACATTGACCGCATCCATACACAGACCCACCAGCAGCTAAATAAGGGTTACGGCATAGCAACATTACATCCTGGTTCCAATGCGTAGAGCGCCCGAAGAGCGACGACGCGATTTAAAACGACGGCGGGAGGGGCGGCGAGTAAAACGACGTTTGCGACGGAAGCGCATAGCTTATCCTTTCACCTGTAGTAAGCGGGAAACCCATAGCGACCGCGCTTTTTGGGTATCTTAACGTACTCCTGCTTGATGGGGCTGTAAACGAGATAGTCTCCAGATCCGTCATCGGGCTTGTTGCCAACATGAGCGTCAAGAGTGGGGGGCAGTCTATTGCGGAGACTCCAGGCGAGCATACCGAGGAAGTCTTCCTCGAGACGGTCCTTAACGTCTTTCGACATAACGGGAGCGTAGCCAGATGGCGTTCGACTGTAACCAATGTCCGGAAATGCGCCGGGTTCCTGAGAACCCGCCTCGGGAGCTGACACAGTACGTGAGAGAGGCGTTGATGAAACGAGCGGAGAGTTGCCTTGCCCTTCGATGAGGTATCGGTCGCCACCAGTCGGCAAGCCCGGCGTAGGACCCGTCGCGTTGATCTTGGCAATTTGTGACGACAGTAGATCATTCTCGAGACCCATCCGGCGGATATTCAAATCCTGAATCGTCTTAGCGTACGCATCCATTTTCGCGGAATTCGAGCGAGTACTGTCCACAGCCCGCGCGATATCCTGCCCGGCGGCAGAGAGGCCTGCGGCCATGCTTGAGCCGCCAACAGAGATGGGTGAGAATGAGGTGGTCTGCGCGCCGAGCGCGGCGAGAGGGTGAATACCAGCTTTCTTAGCATCTTCGACCCTCATCTGTATGCCCTGCGTAGCGAACTCACGTTGCAGGGCTATATTCTTTTCAGCCATCCGCTCTTGCGAATTCTGGCCCATTATGCCGCCGAGGATATTAGCCCCGGCGGCGATAATATTACCTAGCATCCGACTTTACTCCAGAAGTTGAGCCGCTTAGGGCTTCCTGCTCCTTTGCGAGTCCGCTTAAGAGCGTGTAGCACTTCGCGACGAATTTTTCTGCGTGCGCATAGTCCAACAGCCCGTGGATCGGCAAATCGAGTGTAAGCGATGTGCCGTCCTGGCACCAGACGCGCAGCTCCGCGCTGGACAGCAGGTGGGGACTGAGTGCTGTCCGCAGGGTTGAAATGTCGGAGATCTCCAGCATAGGGGATTACCTGTTGAGGTGTATGGTTAAAGGGTAGGGGAAGGAGAACCGGCGGTGGACGTAACGGACTGTTCAACAGAGCTTCTAGCGATCGGTTGGGGTGGTTTGAGTGATCGCGTTGACCAGATTTTAGAGTGTTTTTAGACCGTGCCACTGCCGATCGTGACTGGGAAAC